ATGATTCAGTGTAAACGGGTGTATGACCCGCAGGAAAGCAGCGACGGCTATCGGGTGCTGGTCGACCGTCTCTGGCCGCGGGGGATTAAAAAAGAGGCGCTGGCCTGTGATGAGTGGTGTAAGGAGTTAACGCCTTCCGCTGAGCTGCGCAAAGCCTTTCACGGCGAGGCGATCGATTTCGCCCACTTCAGCCAGCGCTATCGTCAGGAGCTCGACGCCCATCGCGAAACGGGCCTGCGGCTGGCGGCGCTGGCGCAACGCCAGCCGCTGACGCTGCTGTACGCTGCGAAGAACACCGAGCAGAATCATGCCCGGGTGTTGGCCGCCTGGTTGGCGGCCCTGCCGGTTACGATTTAGCCGGATGATCCCGGCGCCACAGCGCCCACTCGTCGAGGGTTTCGCCGCTGGGTAGTTTGCACTGGGTGCTGACGCCCTGCGGCGTTTGCACCGGCACCCGGGTGCCGCCGGATTGCTGACAGTATACCGCCGCGGGGTTGGGCATGCCGATGGTTTTCGTCGGCGCAGTGGGCTGCGGCTGGGCACAGCCGGCTAATACCAGTGGCAGAATAGCCAGTAGCTTTTTCATTGTTCCTCCCTTTCCTGAATGCCCGGGGATTTTAGCCTGAATCTCCACGTTTTCTCCATCTTGCCTGCACTTTTCCCCCGTAGAGTAGCCCCTGTTCTCGAACTGACCAGAGAACAGATCATTCCATAATCAATGAGTTTTTCCCCGTCGCCCCCGACGGGGCTTTTTTTTGGGATTTAATAAATTGAAATAAAAGGATTTATTTCAAAAGTGTCCACATATCGACCACATTGACAAGAATAGCCCCCTTTACAGGGGGCTATTTTTATACCGCAAGACTAAGTTGACTGTTCCCGTAATGAGAAGCCGGGAAAGCGTCGCCGGGGATAAATCCAGGAGGCAAAGGATCTGCGCTGGTTGAGCGCTTCGTTACTCTGCGCTCTAAGGTGTTAAGTGTCGTGAATGACTCGCTGCATTCAAGATTCTGGCATTGATGATATTGCCGGATGGTGAACTCGCTTAACCGGCGGCTGGTGCGGGTGCGGGCGTTTGCGCCGCAGTAGGGACAAACAAACATGATGATCTCCCATAGGGAGTTGAACTCACGGCTATTATGGCCGCTACTGTTCAGTTTCTGCAATCCAGTCGCTTATTTTCGCCTCAAGCTCCATTTTCGTGGTAAATCCGTTATCACCGATCACATGTTCCGCTCTGGCAATGATCCAATCCTGAGTATCAATTTCAGGCTTAAAGCCCGACACGGTCAGATGCATACCCGGATATAAATCGGCGCGGCCGCGCGCCAGGGTTATCGAAAACTGTGCCGCGCCTTTCTGGAGTTGTATCCATTTTGCCGCAGCTGCGCGCCTGGCCGCCGTTTCGTTCTGATAGGTTTTACGCAAAACATACACGTTACCTTCAGCGCCCTCCATGTAATCCCCCTCCGGCCGGCTGCTTTTCTCCTCAGCCTTTTTTCTGGCAGTATTTGTTTTGCGCTTAGTGACCTTGACCGGTTTTTTCTTGCCGAAATTAAGATCCAGCCAGTACGCCCGCACGCCGGTGTAAGCATCGCGATCGGCAATGCGGAACCTGTGACGATCTCCGCTGGCACGGGTTATCTCAGCCGATGGCAGCGCCCTACCAGATGCACTAACGCCGCCCCCAGGCAGGATAAACAGCAGACAGCCATTTTTCACGGTGGCAATGGCCCCCAACATCTCCGCCATGCGCGTTAAAAACGACATGTCGCTCTCTTCGGTCTGATCCGCATGGTCGATCTCAATGTCGATCAGGGCCTCGCTAATCATCGGCTTCAGGTCATAGCGCCGGGCAATGGCCGATACCACCCGCTCTACCGTCAAATCATGCCAGGACACCTCCCGCCTGACGTTCATCTCTTCGCGAAAATCAGCGCTGTGCGCGGTGATGTCGATAACATCCGGCGGCCCGCTATGCCCCACCTCGTCAACGGTGTAGAGACCTTTGTAAATCAACGCCTCACCCATCCAGCCGATGGACACCGCCAGCTCCGCACCACGTGGGGGTAAATCTGTTACCCCGTCAGAGTCATCTACTGACAGGGTTAGCTGGTCAGCATCAAAACCGTTGTTATCTGTAACAGATAACGAGGTGATGCGGTCGGCCAGTTCGGTCAGGGCAACCCCACCCAGCGTGATACTAAAATCCGGTGTCTTTACGACCTCACTTAATTTTTCTACATACGCTTCGGCTGCTGTTGTCAGCGTGTCTGCTATCGACATAACTCCCCCGTTTTATGCTGATGATTCCATGCCCGCGCGCGGGGCTGAATCCCTTTTTGTTGTCAGCGAACGGGCAGACCGGCAACCAGGCGACGCCAGCAGACTTAACGTTGAATATGGCCCTGAACTCAAAGAGCAACATGATGGTGAACTTATGTCTGAAACTCGTTTTCACGGCGTCCGCTCTCGCGAAAATACCGACCTACAGCAGGCAATCAATGACATTGATTCCAGTGTAATCGGTATTGTTGCTGTTGCTGATGACGCCGATCCGGAAACCTTCCCGCTCAATACGCCGGTTCTGCTGACACGGGTGCGTAACGTCCTCGGCAAGGCAGGTAAAACCGGGTCACTTTACAAAACCCTCAAAGCCATTTCCGATCAGTGCAGTCCGCGTGTTGTGATTGTCCGGGTGGAAGAGGCTTCCGGTAACGGCCCCAGCCAGTCTCAGGCCGTTATTGGCGGAACAGATGGCGACAGCTACACGGGAATATATGCCCTGCTGACAGCGGAAGCCAAAACCGGCTATCGGCCGCGCATCCTGGCGGTGCCGGACTACGACACCGAGGAAGTGACGTCACAACTTTGCGTGATTGCCCAGAATCTGCGGGCTTTTGTTTATGCCGGTTGCAACGGCTGCGCGACCATGGCGGAGGCTATCGCTTATCGCAAAACCTTCGCATACCGCGAGCTGATGCTGATCTGGCCGGACTTTATCGCTTACAACCCCCTGACGGATGATAACGAAACGTTTCCCGCCCCGGCTTACGCCTGCGGCCTGCGCGCCGCTATTGATAACAGCCAGGGCTGGCACAAATCGCTGTCGAATGTTGTGGTGAATAACGTTCTGGGTATTTCGAAAGATGTGTTCTGGGCATTGCAGGCAGAAGACAGCGACGCTAACGAGCTGAACAACAACGAAATCACGACGCTTATCAAGCGTGACGGTTTCCGCTTCTGGGGTAACCGCACCACGGACACCGAAACCTACACTTTTGAGGTGTTTACCCGTACCGCGCAGATCCTGGCGGACAGTATTGCGGAGGCGCAATTTACCTCTGTTGACAGCCCGCTCACTCCGGCCAACGTGAAAGATGTGGTAAGCGGCATCCGCTCTACTCTCAGCAAAAAAGTCACTGCCGGCCAGCTTATCGGCGCTGACTGCTGGTATGACACGCTGGACAACGGCACCACGGATTTGCGCCAGGGAAAACTGATTGTGCGCTATAGCTACAGCCCGGTCCCACCGCTTGAAGATCTGACGCTATACCAGACCTTTACTGATGATTTTTACGAACCGGCGTTCGCGTCGCTCGGGGGTGAATAATGGCTATTCCTCACAAACTGCGGCTTTTTAGCTGCTTTGTTAACGGCGACAACTATCTGGGAAAAGTGACCTCTTTCACTCGCCCCAAACTGTCACGAAAGATAGAGGACTATCAGGGTGGTGGCATGCTGGGTGCGGTCGGTGTTGATCTCGGCCTTGAGGCTGGAGCGCTGGATTCCACCATTGTATTTGGTGGTGTCATCAAAGCACTGTTTCTCGAATACGGGGCAGAAATTGACGGCACGCGGCTGCGCTTTGCGGGTGAATATTTCACTGATGGCGAAAGCCAGCTTGTCGAGGTGGAGCTGCGCGGGCGATTTACTGAACTCGACGGTGGAGACTCAAAACAGGGGGAAGACACGGAGGAAAGCTACACCTTTAAATCCACCTACTACAAATTCTCCATTGATGATCAGCCCATTATCGAAATCGATCTGCTGAATTTCATCTACAAAAAGAACGGTCAGAACATGTTCCCGGACCGCATCACCTCCGCCCTTGGCATGGGCAATTGATAACCTTTCAGAGGGTGGCGAAGATGCCGCCCGGAGATTTTAAACATGGCTAAAAAAACTAAAAACCTGTTCACGCTGATGCAGCCGGTAGTTCGTAAAGACAGTGAGATCGGTCAGGTGGAAATTACCGGCGCCATCAGTCAGGCAGGATCGCTGCGCGGCCTGAATCTTATCCGCGTTGCCAATATGGATGCAGACTCAATTGCCACGCTGTTGACGCGAGTCACCGCGCCTGCGCTGACACAAAAAGAAATCAACGAAATGCACACTCTGGACTTTATCGGGCTGGCAGAGCTTCTGGTCCCTTTCTTGAATCCGCCGGAGCCTGGAGCGTCGAACGTGGCGGAGACGGAGAGCGAGTAATCACCGTTGCGTTTGACCAGATCGACGATCTGGTTGCTGATATTGCCGTTATTTTTAACTGGCCGCCCTCTGAAGTTTTCGGCATGGATCTTGGCGAGGTGATAGCCTGGCGCAAGCGGGCGGCGCTTCGAAGTGGTGCCAGTGATGAAGAGTCTTGATATACGCGTTGCTTTCAGCGCGATCGACAGATTTACCCGCCCCGTTAATGCTGCCCGCCAGAGTGCGGGCGGCCTATCCGACTCCCTCAGAAAAACACAATCCACCCTGAAAGGGCTCGATAAGAGCAGTGCTACTTTTCAGCGAATGACCGCGGCCGTCGGCAAAACCGACCGTTCCATCTCACGTGCCCGTGCCCGCTTTGATGGCTTGTCAGAAGCACAACGTAAAAACGGAACGCTGACGGAAAAACAGCAAATACTGATGTCGCGACTGGGTGAGCGGCTTGATCGGTTGACCGCAAAACGTGTGACGGAAGTGGCCCGCCTTCGTGAAAGTGCATCAGCCCTGCGCCAGCATGGCGTCATGCTTTCCGGTAGTAGTGCCACCATCGGTAACGCGATACGCCGCACAGAACAATACAACCAATCCCTTGAACGGGAAAAACGGCAACTTGCTGCGGTCACTCAGGCTAGTAAACGTTACGAGGGTGCACAGCAGATGGCCGGAAAGTTGCGCTCTGGCGGTGCCATAGCATTAGGTACAGCAACCGCTGCCGGGTACGGCGCCGGACGCTTCCTGTCGCCTGCGGTTGGTTTTGATGAGGAAATGTCAAACGTTCAGGCGCTGACGCGGCTCGATAAAAGCGATTCACAGCTAGCCGCCCTGCGTGCTCAGGCAAAAAAACTCGGTGCTGAAACCGCCTTCACTACACGTGACGCCGCCAGCGGCCAGGCCTTTCTGGCAATGGCGGGCTTCACGCCAGATGCTATCCGTGCCGCACTGCCCGGCGTGCTCAATATGGCGCTGGCAGGCAGCATGGAACTGGGCGAAACGGCAGACATCGGCTCAAACATTCTTTCTCAGTTTTCCCTCGATGCCGGAGAAATGGACCGCGTCAGCGATGTGCTGACAGGTACATTTACCCGTACCAATACCACGCTTAGCAGCCTCGGCGAGACAATGAAAGTTGTCGGGCCGGTAGCGGCGGGACTTGGGATTAGCCTGGAAGAAGCCGCAGCCATGACTGGCACGCTGGCGCGCGTGGGTATTCGCGGTAGCGAGGCCGGTACGGCAATGCGTCGCTCCCTCTCCCGCCTGGCCTCCCCCACTACGGCAGCCAAAAAGGCGCTCAAAGAGCTGGGAGTGGAAACTGCCGACGCGAGCGGAAAGATGAGACGTCCGTTCGATATTCTTCTCGATCTACAAAAACGCGTTTCCCGCTTTGGCGAGGTGGATCAGGTTTCATTTTTCAAAGATATCGCCGGAGAAGAGGGTTTTACGAGCCTCCAGTCTTTGGTCAACGGCGCAGGTGATGGCTACCTCCAGTCACTCTATGAACAAATTGCAGAAGCACATAAAAATCAGGAGGCCTTCGCCGTCGCTAACAAGAAGAAAGACAACCTGGGCGGCGATTTGAAGGAGCTGGACAGCGCGTGGGAGGCGTTCCGCATTTCTGTGGCTGAGACAGTAGACGGCCCATTACGCAGGCTGACACAGGGGCTTAGCCGGGTTATTGGCACTATTCAAAGCTGGATAGAAGAAAACCCCAGACTTTCACGAACGTTGTTACTCGCCGGTGGTACTGCACTGGCATTAACCGCAGTAATTGGCGGTATGTCATTAGCTGCTGGTCTACTTTTAGGGCCGCTAGCGAAGCTCAGACTGGGGTTTGCGCTTCTGTCCGGCGGGAGAGGAATCGGAGGTACGGTATCAGCGTTCCGCATGTTGAGTGCTGCGGGCGGTAGCTCACTGGTAAAAATTAACGGATGGGGTGCTTTACTCAGCGGCCTGGTCGGACGCCTCGGCGTATTAACCAGATTGATGGTACCCCTGCGCGGTGCGTTACTTGGCGCCTTTACCTCTCCGGTGACTGCTATTGGCGCCCTGTCAAAAAGCATTGGCGGGCTGGCACTGCGGCTAACCGGGATCCCTGCTCTCTTCGGCATTGTGAAAGGCGGAATTGCGGCGCTGAGTGGCGGCTTATCAATGCTATTGAGCCCAATCGGCTTAGTGGGTGCTGCGTTTGTAGCGGCTGGGGTACTGATCTGGAAATACTGGGGACCAATTAAGGCCTTCTTTAGCGGTTTTTTTACAGGCGTCATCCAGGGGTTAGCGCCTGTTTATAACGCATTTTCCAGGCTGGCGCCCGTTTTCGGTGCCATTGGGGATGGCGTTAAAAACGTCTGGAACTGGTTTAAAAAAGTATTAACGCCCGTTGAGGAGAGTCGCGAGGCGCTAAACAAATGCGCCAGCGCCGGGCAGACTTTTGGCGAAGTCCTGGGGACCGCACTTAGCGTTCTGCTTTGGCCGCTTCAGAAGTTAATGGAAGGCGTCGGCTGGTTACTGGAGAAGCTCGATCTCATCCCCGATGGCATTGAAAGAGCCAGGTTGGAAGCGGCCAGACTCAGGGCTATTCCGGTTATGTGGGAATGGGATGAAAAATCCGGGCGCATGGTTAAAAGGGAGTGGCAATGGTCATCTGAAAAGCCTGCAAGCAAAGGCAGCGCCCCGCCGCCCAATGTGCTCGGGGGCAACTCTGGAACAGAGCGGCGGCTGGGCCAAATCGCGGATAACACCAAAGGCCTTTTAGATGAGGAAAAGCGCAAACGTATCGGGCCGGGTGACATTGTATTTAAAAATCTCCCTCCAGCCTTTGCTGTGCGTGGTGAATGGCAGGAATCTCGGCTTATTCGGCAACCTGTTAGTGCTCGTCCGGTTATTGCTGCCGGAGAGCCATTGATTAAGCAGGCACCCGCCTGGCAGGCAGTCCGCCGAAATGAAATCAAGCGCCCGGCAGCTTCGGTGCCGGCAGATGGTTTTTCTGGTGAGATTCACGTCCATTTGCATGGCATCAAGAGCGACAATCCGCGCGAGCTGGCTCGACTTGTCGGGGAGGCTGTCCGTACAGAGATGGATAAACAACAACGTGCTGCCCGGGGTTCGTTCCGGGATAGCGATTGACTGGAGGTAAAACTATGATGATGGTATTTGGGCTTTTTGTATTTGAACTCAGGACACTGCCCTATCAGCAATTACAGTTATCTCGTAACTGGCGGCACGTAAAGAATGACCGTGTGGGCCGGAGCGCAAAATGGCAATACATTGGTGCAGGCGAGAACCAGCTGACGCTTGGGGGGTTGCTGTACCCTGAAATCACCGGCGGTAACCTGTCGTTGGGTGCAGTCTCAACAATGGCCTACACAGGGCTGGCCTGGCCGCTGATTGATGGTGTCGGGTCTATCTACGGGATGTTTGTCATTACAGGATTGCAGGAGACGCATCAGGAGTTTGACCGCTATGGTAAGGCGAAAAAAATTGAGTTCACGCTTTCGTTGCAGAGGGTTGATGAGGATATCCGGGAGCGGCTGCAAAGTTCCTCTGTCAGCGAGCTGATGGCAACCATAAAGGATGGGGTTGAAACTGCGTTGAATTAAGCCCAGGTGAAGCTTGATGGCCAAACTTCTTAAGCAGCAGCAAGAACATTTATGCATGCCTTAGATAAGATTCGGCCTAATACATCCATAGCAAAGAGGTATAACACTAAGCCAAACATAATCTTACAACAGTTCCATACCAAAGCGGGGTGAAAAACTAAAAAAGTTGGAGAAATGCAACTAATGTTAAAAATAGTTAGTCTGGAAAGTCCTTTCGAGAGGAATCAAACTCAAGGACTCAGTAGGTAGCATTGAATCTAATGTTTTTTTTTCACTATACGTAAGGTATAATTTTACAACACAGCATACCTATAATCCTATCAATGATGCGTATATAAATCACTCAAAAGGAAATTTTATGTCCAGCTACTGCTTTTACTCTCAAGATGCATTAGCACTCGCTCAAAGTTCTGGGATCGATGTGCTTATCAATGATTATGCAGAGCAGCACAAAAAACAAACATACATTCTTTGCAGACCATTATCTAATGAGGATGTAATATATGATTACGATAAGGCAATAGCTGTATTTTCATCTGGAATAAAACCTTTTTTCATAGATATTGGCAACAATTTAGAATTATTTGAAGAATATCAGGAAGATTTTCTAGAGGATGTTTCATTCTTAGCTGAGAAATTCAAATATAGAGAAAAAATTGGTAGGAAAAAATCATGGCAAAGCCTATTCGTTTCACTTCCCATAGATGATCTTGACTTCAGTAAATTAGAAGTTGAAACTAAAGAAAGTCGAGTGATTGACCTAATAATTTCACTTATCGTTGGAAGTATTAATGATACCTCTAGAATAAATCTGGAAGCGAGTAACCTGTTAGATACAATTAAGTCTAAAATTATCTTATTTGACACCGATCAAACAAGATTTGTTTTCCAAAGTGGATTTGGGAAAAAAAGTGTAATTCAGGGATTAGCTGGTTCTGGTAAAACAGAGTTATTATTACATAAGTTGAAAGAAATCTATTCTAAAAATCCGGATTCTAAAATTGCCTTTACATGTTTCAATAAAATCCTCGCATCTACAATGAGAACAAGGATTCCTGAATTTTTCGATTTTATGCGAGTTGAAAAACAGATTGAATGGGGCACAAAACTTTTTTGCTTCAACTCTTGGGGTTTGACTAAAGATCCTCTCTCAGGAATGTATAGATACATTTGCCATTTTTATGAAATCCCATTTGGTGGTTTTGGAAACGGAGACTTTGACTTCCTTTGCAAGAAAGCCATTGCAGATATAAATAATAGCGGACGATCAGATAAAAAGGCTCTTGATTATATCTTTATCGATGAAAGTCAAGATTTCCCGCAAAGTTTCATTGATCTCTGTGAAATGGTAACATCTAAAAAGCTGTACGTTGCCGGAGATGTTTTTCAAAATATTTTCATGCCTATAAATGATAATGTAAATCGGGCCGATATCGTTCTTAAAAAATGTTATCGCACAGATCCAAAAAATTTAATGTTTTCACATGCTTTGGGAATGGGTCTTTATGAAGAGCCTGTTCTACGATGGTTAAAAGAGGCTGAGTGGGATTCTTGTGGCTATAAATACAACAAAATAGGCAATAGAGTTGAATTGTCAAGAGATCCGCTAAGGCGCTTTGAAGATATTCCAAAAGATTATAAAAGCACAACTCTACATTTAATGGAGAGGACCGATAATGGACCAGATAAAATAATTGAAATAATAAAAGATATTAAACACCGCAATCCTACCTTAGCAGAAGGCGATATAGCTGTTATATTCCTTGATTCCAGTGGATATATATATGATTACATTCAATCTCTAAAATTGAAAATTAAGCAACAACTTGGCTGGGATTCTAATATCTCACATGAAACAAAAGCCAAACAAGATGGTAAATTGTTCATTTCGAACATTAATAACGCTAAAGGTCTAGAGTTCCCTTTTGTAGTTTGTTTTGCCATGAAACTGGTTAAAAGATCAAACTTCCGAAATGCACTCTATACTATGATGGCACGGTCATTTCTCGAAAGCCATCTAGTTTTAAATGATGATAAAGAAAATCCATCGATGCCAACTATTCTTGAAGGCTTACATTTCCTAAATAACAATAATTACATGAATGTAAGACTACCCTCTGAAGAAGAAATAAGAAATCAAAAAGATTTCATTGTGTTGGATGAGTCTATTTCTATACCTAAACTAGTAAAAGCCTATTGCTCAGGCAAGAGAGCATCACCTTTATTAATTGCCAAAATAATTGACAAGGTTGAAAGAATGATTTCAGAAGATGATGATGACGTTGATGGAGAATACATTAAGAGCCTGATTGGACTAGAATATGAAAGGAATAGAAAAAAATGAGCCAATATCTATTCAATAACATACCCGGCGAATATTTTGATAAATTTCGCCCTGTTAGAGATGTGTTTTCTAATTTAGAAAACCTCCTTGTGATTGCGGAAATCGTGAACACTTGCCATAGTTCATGGAATAAAAAAACAAATGATTTTGATTTACTAATAACAACTGGCACTCACAAAAGAATACTTATAAGAAAACCAGATGGTTTTTTTACAATGAACCTTCCCTTTCAGGTAATAGAGTTTGAAGAAAACATCAGCTTTAATTATGACGCCTATGGATTAGCAGTTAATGCCGAGTTCATTTCTAGATGCAGGAATGTTATTACAACTTGCGATAATGGATTCTTTTCTCACGAGGCAATAGCTGTTGATTTATGTGATAACTTTGATGGAGACATGCAACAAGCTATACATTACTCTGATGCAATTTCAGCCTTACTATTATTAGACCATGGATATTTTAGGTTTGATGATGATCCAATAAGGGTTAATGGTAAAATACATCCAAGATATCATTTCGATTTCTTCTGTAATAATTCAACAAATGTGAAGATTGGTTCTAATACTCGTATAGAAGATTCGTTTTTTTTGAACTTATTTGATGTTAATAAAGATCGACCTTATCTTGCTTAAATCATAGGCGCTCAATTGAGCGCCTATCTTATTTTATAATATTGATTATTATAAAATCACTCGATAACCGCAAGCATAGTATTAGCTGAATTCTATTATTATACTAATTAAAAAACATAGAATGTCACTTTCTATTGTGTGCTATATGTGAAAACTTTCAGGTTAAGTTTGTAAGGATACATGTCTGATACTAGCAGATATCGGCAAACACGGTCATTACTGACCGTGTTTTGTTATGCTGAGCGTATCCACATGCAGAGGCTAACATATTCGTTAGTCACATCAATCGACTCATTTGTGGATTCCGTTAAGCCCTTCATATCAGTGTAAGTCCCATCAGTGAGGGCTAGCGGACCGCTTTTCTGGTTATCTGTGCCGTGTGTCGTGTTTGGATCCCATGTAGCCCCCGGAGATCGGTCGCCAGACCGGTGCCAGTGCGGCGGGAGATTATTGGCTTCAATTTTGACCTTATTACTGCCGCCGGTCACACCATAATGAGAGCCAATCCTAACAACCCTATTCGCAAAGGTTTCGCTTAAGTCAGTCCATGTCTGCCAGGGGAACCGCTCCGCTGGACTTTGCTCGCCAGAGACAACAATTCCGACATAAAAAATGGCGTCAACAATTGCCTTATAGGCCGCTCCGTCGCTGTTGAGTCCCAGCGCCTTAAGGGCTTCGGATGTATCGCTCAGATCGGAAAGATTATTTTCTTTCTGAAGTGCACCGGTGATCCGCGAGTCATCCCCCGCAGCTACCGTTCCCGTCTCGGTGCCCACGTCCCGCGTGGCTGAGTTTCCCAGCTCCAGATTTTCCCGGGCCTCTTCTGTATCGTTTAAATCAGCAAGATTTTGTGCTCGCCGCAGATAACGTTTATCGCCCGTTTCCAGCGTGATAGTGGCAAGTGTCGGATCGATAACGAGCTGCACATTTGAGCTGTGCGTCAGCGTCAACACCAGCGTCAGAATGATCTCTTTGATAATGGAATCCGATTGCGCCGGGAGGTATGTCGCCGGGTATGTGCCGTAAGCGATGAGCGTACCCTTAGCGCTGACCAGCCCCGCTTCTCTGAGCGTTTTACCCGGATAATCCTGACAGTTGATAACGATCTGCCCGCTGATAAACCCCTCATAGCTTGAATCAGAGTCAAAGGTTTCACGGCCAAACTGTCCAAAAAGCGCCGTCACCGCCGCCAGCTCATCGGGATCGGTCGGCAATGTCACGCCGCCACCATCGCCGATCAGCACGGAGGTAATATCCACCACCTCCCCCGCCTGATACGCGGCCTCGATTTCGGCGGCGCCCGCCGTAGTTAGTGTCAGTCCCGTGGCCATTATACCTCCTCACTTTTTGTTTCTGGCTCAATGCCGTACACGCTGGCAAGTTGATCATAAAAATCATCACTCACGGTCTTGCGGTCAGCATCGATATCGCCTTCATCAAGATAAATCACACCAGCGATCTGAAGCCGGTTCAGGTGTTCCAGGAAAAACGCATCGGTCTGACAAAAGTCGATCAGGCTTTTTAATTGATTGAATGTTTTCATAGTTTGTTCGTTATCCAGTTGCCGGGTAAATCGTCGTAATCGTCCAGGCCCGCACAGGCATAAAACGCGTAATAGTGCGCGGTGACGTTCGGCACTTTGCCCATAAATACCAGGCCTTTGCCGGCGAGTAATGCGCAGCTCCTGAATATTGCCGTTGTGGTGACAATCTCCGGGTAACTCGCAAGATTAAATATCGTGTTAACGTCGCTGTGTAATGACGCGCAGCCGTCAAACAGATAACCCACCGTCGTTACCGCCGTGGTGTTGAGTAATCCCGCCCCGACGACTTCCAGCGCACTGCATTCCGAAAAGACATTCGTGAATACCGTGGCACTTATGCTGGCGGCAAAAAGACCGGCTGGCACTGAGCGCAGGTTTTTACAGCCCCTGAAAGTCTGGCCGTAAGAGGTCACCAGCGGGTTGCCGCTGAACAGGTTTTCCGGTATTTCCTCCACGCCGGTATTCTGGAACGTGGCGCCAAACGAGGTAATAAGCGAGCAGGACGCGAACAGCGTCGGCGGAATATTTACCAGTGAGGTGCAACCGTAAAACGTCGATCCGGCGCCGGACAGAAGAATGTTGTTTTTCAGCAAATCGCCGGGCAATAACGCCAGTGAGGTGCAGCCCGAGAATGTCAGCGTTAACGAAGTGAGATTGATGCAACCATCAAGCAGGCCGGATGGTAGCGAGATGAGTGCAGTACAATCCCGGAAAGTCGATCCCATGCCTTTCAAGGACACCATGTCGCTGAATAGCTCTTTTGGCAGTTCAACCAGCGCGGAGCACTTGTCGAATAAGAAATCGACGGCTGTCACTTTGGCGCAACCGGCAAACATATCTCCCGCGAGAGAAACCAGAGAGCGGCAACCTGAAAACGTATAGCCCAGGCTGGTTAACGCGCTACATCCCCGAAAAGCGCCGTCCCCCACAGAAACCAGCGAAGTACAGTTTACAAAAGCGTATGTGAATGTCGTGACCAGCGCTTTAACAGCAAAAGCATCTGCATCAATTTTCGTGAGCGATCCACAGTTAGCAAAAGCGTATGAGAAAGTGGTGACTTTCGCGCAGTCAGTAAAAGACGGGAGCGCCGTCAGGCTGCTGCACCCATAAAACGTACTGGCAAAGGTCGTCACCTCTACGCAGCCGCTGAAAATATCTTTCGCTACAGTTTCAAGAGAGCGGCAGCTGTAAAATGCAGAAGCGAATGTCTGCGCCTGGCTGCACCCGGCAAATAAACCCGCGCCGACCGTTTTCAGCGAACTGCAACCAGAAAAGACCGTGCCGAAATAGGTCACTTTCGACAGACCAGCAAACAGACCGGCAGGAACAGAAAGAAGCTGCGAACAGCCAGTGAATGCACCGCCAAAATGATTCGCTTCAGAACATGTTTTAAACAGGTTGGCGGGAATTGCCGTCAGTGCCGTGCAATTCTGGAATACGCCGGTGAATGCGCCGCCCGGAACATCCGCAAACATATCAGCAGGCAAGACAAGAAGATTTTTACACGCCCTGAAGCTATAAGAGAATGTCCCTGCTGAACCGCATCCTGTAAATATTCCCGTGCCGATATTTGCAAGCATTGAGCAACCATCAAACGCGTAACTGAAATTCACCGCAGATACACAGCTGTGGAACAGATTATTGCCGATACTGATCAGGCTGGTGCAGCCTGCAAATACCGATGAGAAGTCGATCGCATCGGGCTGGTTTGCAAATAGCCCCGATGGAACCTCTGTAAGCGATGTACACCCTCTGAATGCGTCTGAAAAATCCTCTATCTTCATGCGAGAAAACAACGATGCCGGAATACCTGTAAGCGACGAGCAGTGGGTAAAAATATTTTTGCAGTTATTCACGTTTGGCAAATCGTCAAATGCTCCGGGACGAATAGCCATTAATCCGGTGGTATCCAAAGCGAACCCTGAAAGATGACCTCTTTCCCCTGTAACACTAATCAATTCCACAACAGGGTTCAGTTTCGAAGAATAATTAGATAAACGGCTGCGCAGACAGGCAGTTTCCGTGTTCTTAACCGTGATGGTGTATTCCTTTCCCTGTACTAATTCACGTGTAGGAATAACCCAACCTGAAGCTTCACTGGCGGGATCGAAACGGTAATCCCGGCTGTCAATGCCGTCGCCATAGTCAACCGTGAAACCCTCGTCCATATGAGCAAAGAATATTGGCCTGGTTGCACTGTCGATGCGGGTAATGAACTTCATTACCGCGACCACTTTTATGCTTATCACCGCACTGACGCCATTAGTCGTCGTAACGGTGACCGAACAGGTACCTCGCTTCATGCCCGTAACCAGAATATCGCCGTTTACTATCCGGACGGTCGCGATTGTTTGATCCGATGTAGTTACCGTAAAGGTTTTATCTTCCGCGTATTCGGGGAGAATTGTCACCGTGACCGTTTCCGCGTCACCGGGGGCCAGATTCAGCTCGTAGCGGGATAAAACCACCTGCAACGGGACAAAGCGCGGCGTGATTTTCTCCGTGGCGTACATGTAACCGGCCGCATACGAGGTTCCCTGAAGTCGGCCAAATACATGAACGGAAAACCAGCTGCGCAGATTCCTGGCGCGCAGCACCGCCAGTTTTAGATCCTGCTGGTCGTATTCCGTCACCGGCAAATCGTTCTGATACACGTTCAGGCGAAAGGTATACGGATCCCCTTTCGGGTTCTGATTGAACCATTCAACAATATCCGTCCCGAAAGGACTGTCCACCAGGGCATGACGGACGGCGGCGACCGTACCACGATGGCGGTGGATGTAGTGGGCGCGCTTGATCGCATCGCGTTTCTTTTGTTCTGACCAGTTAATATTCCAGGTATCAACCTGATATTCCCACGCCAGCCACGGCAGCAGCGCCAGCGGGCAACTGTCCGGATCTTTAACCCAACGGATCAGATATACAGGCAACCTTTCCAGCGCTGCGGCGCTGGCTCTGTCGATGGCCCGCTCCACGGCGGTGGCGTTGGGGGGCAGAATGCTGGCGGGATAATTAGCGGTCATGGTCCATCACCACAAGATTGATTTTAACGGAGGTGCAATGCGGGGCTTCGCCCATCGTCGCAACGACGTCGGCGACGGGTGAATGCAAATCGACGGTGACAACGCCGTCCTGATGCAGCGCCCCGTCTATGCCTGACCGTGCAGCGGTGGCGTTGATAAGATGCACAGAGGCAGTGTATTCGTTCAGTGCTGCGGTGGCTTTTTCCAGCACCGTGGCGGTGTCCACGCCATAAGGGACGTAAATATCAGCAACCACCTGATAACTCACAATCACAGCGGAGCGGACATAATCAGCCACATAATCCGTAATCGGACGCACGTCTTCCGGGTTTACCGCTGACAGGACTTTATCAAGCAGCGCCTGCGGGGCAGTCCCATCTCCGGTACGTGACAGCACGTAGAGAAAAACTCGTCCTTCCTGGTTATGGGTTTCAGGGCCATAGGCGCGCACATCGAGCACATCCGCATCCGCACCTCGCGCAAAATAGTGATAGGCATTTCTGGCGCCCGCCGTGCTCAGGCGAGCCCATGAGAGCAGCGTGCGGCCGCGCAGCTCTTCGTCGCTTTCATATACTGCGTCCGTCTCGTCGGTGGCTTCGGTAATCAGCAGGCGTTCAGTGTCAAAATTCCCGGCGACCTGATCGAGATCCGCCCCCAGGGCGCTCGAAAGCAGCACCGCGCGCACGGCTTCATTGATACGTTGCAGCAGATGGATCTCGCGATAGGTGAAGGCTTGGGCCAGTGCCGCCATCGGTTCAGATTCCAGCAGCATCGCAGCAGACACAGAAGCCTGAAGTTCCACAGGCATGGCCGCCACGATAAGCGCCCGGATATCAGCCAGCACCGTTTCAAAATCGGGCACCTCGACGATATCAGGCTGTGGGATCTGAGATAAATCGACGGACGTTTGCACACTAGCTCCTTAGCCTGATGGTGTTACTGGTTTCTGTCATGGTTTCCGTGATAGTGCCGGTCAGTTCAGCAGTCACCGCGCCTGTTTCTGAAAACACCACATTGACGGTGGTCAGACTGATCCGCGGCTCCCACTGCGCCAGCGCAATAGCGGTGGCGCCCATCAGTTGCATGCGGGTGACGGTGTTCTGTGGCGCATCGAGTAAATCAGGTACCACACTGCCAAAGTCCCGGCGCATCACACGGGAGCCTGTTGGCGTGGTGAGGATTTTTGTCACGGACTGCCAGAGCTGATCGTGATCGGTCAGCGCGCCGGTGCCCTCCGGGTTCATCCCGGTATAACTGGCTGTCATTGCGGACCTCCCGTGGTACTCCCGCCAGACTGCACGCCACCGTGTTTATGTTCATGTACGGTGATCCCGTTTGACTGCAACACGCCGCCGGAATGGAACACATCACCGGCCATCGTGCCGCCGTGGGTCAGTTCGAAAGTGCGCGTTTTGAGGTGTTCCGTGCATTCCACCTCCGGTGTGTCCAGCGTGACGCGGGTCTCTGCCTGGATATGCGCGGTTTTAATACCGGTCACGGACAGTGCTCCGGCATCGGCGGCGGCGTCGTAATGCAGGCGCGCGCCATCCGGTGCGGTGATGCTGATTTCCAGCAGGTTGCTGCCCGTTGGCGGATTATCTGCGCTGTATGCAGAGCCAATCACAAACGCGTTTTCAGGGTTGCCGCCCGGACAACCGATCCAGACCTGCTCCCCTATCGAGGGCGGCAGCCAGATGCTGAATGCCCCTGCGCGGGTGACGTTCCAGCGGATCCAGGTGGTCAGCAACCTGCCGGAGCGAACGCGCACCGCTTTCTTGTCGGCGCTGATTTGTTCCACGACGCCCAGGCGCAGAATGTTTTCCAGCAGGCGCATCAGCTCAGCATTCATGACGCACCGCCCAGACTGCTGATAACGGCGTTTTCCGTAGCGCTCAGGTCTGCCGGAGTTATGCCCAGTAGTTCACGCGCCGGGTACTGCGCGTAAGCGCCCGGACCAACCTCGTCTTTGAGGCCGTACTGGTGAATACGGGCAATGCGCGCAGCGATGCCGTCAAATCCTACGGTGACGCCGCCCGCGTCCGGCCTGAGCTTCATAAAACGCAGGGTGCGCAGGCGGGTAAACATCGGTGCTTTTTTTGTCTCTGAATGCGTAGCTGATTGCGTTTTGATTTCCAGATACCGCTCGATATCGGCCCGGTAGAAGGTGCGGATATCCCGGCGCTTCTCGTCAAAACCCGTGATTGTCCGGCCATATTTACCGCGCCCGCCGCGCCAGTTTTTCAGCGCCCGCACCTCGTTATTCCAGAAGAACTTGATCCCCTGCTGGGTGCGGTAAACCTTACGGCGGCGCACGGCATAGCCGCTGCCGTCCGGGTTTTTCTGTGACGCGATACGGCGCTGCTGACTGCGACGCAGTGCCAGACCAATTTTGCGCGCGGTACGGGTGCGCCCCGCCGGGCTGACGCCGTCGAGGATGTCCTGAAAGACTTGATCCAGCTCGCTGAACATGCGATCGCTCACGCTCCGGCCTCCTGAAGCATGCCTTCAAATACCAGCCCCCAGCCTGCGGCGTGGGGTGCCAGCACGCGCGGGCGCGGCTCTGGCAAATGCTCGGCATACGGCACACCGTTTTCATCCAGTTGTACCAGTACCCGCTGACGCACCGGCAACTCAAACATCAGATCGGCGGTGTCATCGTTGTTAATCAGTGTGGTGAATTTAATCTGCTGGTTTTTATCGGGGTTCAGCAGCAGATCGGGCTGATTAAACCAGAGCCAGGCCATCAGCGGCAGCGTGAAGTCGTCAATGCTCCCTGCGTAGTTCATGACGAACAGCACCAGAGAATAGCGATACATGAACGACGGCGTTTCACCGGTAGTTTCAATGCCACCCTCTTCAACAAACACCGTCCAGGCTTCCGGGTTCGCCCGGCACCAGGTATTTGCTTTCTCTATGGCGGCGCGGAGTGTGTTTATCTTCAGCATTTATGGCTCCTTTCGGGTGTTCTGGCGCAGGCTGTCCCACTGGCGGATCGCCGCTTTGTCAGCATTGCAGGCATCAAGCGCATCCATCAGCCTGTCGCTGAATATCGCCACCGCGCCCCAGGTCACTGGCTTATCCAGCGCCGGGCGTGGTGTCTCTTCGGTCAGACTCTCCGGGACGGGTTCACGGACCAGCTGAATGACCGGCGCGGGCGGCGCGTTTTTGCAGGCTGCGACTGACAGCGTCAGGCACAGGAGTAACAGCGCACGCGTCACCATTGAACGCGGCCTGCATTGCTTCACGTCGGTGCTCCCCTTCTGCATTACGCTGTTGCTCACGGACTTTCACCTCTGCCAGTAATTTGTGGGTCTGTATGGCGGTCGCCTTCACTTCCTGAATAACCTGGTCGTAACCGGTCGCCGTTTCGGTCAGCAGCTTGTTGCGGGTCCGGGCCTCGCTCAGCTGGTCGGTCTGCCACCAGACAGCAGCCAGAAGGACAAGCATCACAATCACACTGCCCGCCCTCATGACGGCGTACTCAGGCCCAGCAGGCACCAGGCTTTAAAATCATTGCGCCGGTTAACCAGGCCGGCGGAGCGCTTACCGCCCACATTGACGAAATCAGTCAGCCTGTTGCACATCTGCGGCCATTGTCTGGCCTGGGCATGCTTCCAGATCGTGGTCCTCTGCTTGCGTCCGTTTTTATCGGTGAACCACATCAGCCCGGTGCAGCCCAGATTCAGGGCCGCATCCGTCATAGCCTCAAAGGTGAGTTGCGGCATGTCGGCACCATGGAAATTGTTATTGATGCAGTTCTCCGCCCGTTGCAGATCGTTGATCCAGCGCCGCGCTATTTCCTGGTTGCTGTATTCGCGGTTTTCCACGCCGCCCGTGGAGCCAATGCCAACCGTCAACACCCCCGCCGTGCAGTAATAAGGCGTGCTGCGGCAGTCTTCCCAACCTGCAATTTTCTGCTGCCCTTCTTTCGATGTTCTGACGCTCCCGGGCGCCAGCGAAATGCCCAGAGCCACTATCACCGCAATCGAACATTTTTTGATGATGTTCTTCATGCAGGTTTGTCTCCGTGCAGTTGCTCCAGCAACTGCCGCTCGCGGTCCGACAGGTTGCGGGTTTGCGCCTGGCGGAGAATCTGCTCTATCAAATCGTTACGGCGCTGGCTGGCCTGCTCAATGCGGCGGCGGTGAATCGCCAGCCGGACGGCGGAAACAATCCCCAGAAGAAGGCCAGCCAGCGCCAGTTTTTCGCTGACGGTCATGACGCCTACGCCGGTCACCAGGGCGGATGTTGCAAACGCAAAATATTCGTTAATACGATCCAGAGTCATTCCCATAACTGGACGGTTACCCGTTCCACCTCGCTGGTTATCACGGGCATTTCGATCTCCTGCCCGGCATTCAAAAATATCTGGTTGCTCAGTCCCGGATTGGCTTCGAGCACCTTCTCCGTGACACCTGCGGTTTTGCCGTAATGACGCCAGCAGAGCTGATCAACCGTGTCGTTTTGCAACGCCCTGACTTTCATCAGAACAGCTCCGCATAGATACGGGCTTCTTCCCGAATGTCAGCGATACTCCAGCGTCCGTCCCGCCAGAGATCATCTATTTGCCTGTCCAGGGCTTCGGCGTCTTTGTCACCTTTTGGCGTGGTGCCAACATCCCTGTAACCCTCCAGAACACTGGCGCGCGTGAAGGAGTAGACCGCACGCCGGAAGCGGTAAACTTTTGCGCTTTCGCCGTTAATCTGCTCGACAGGTTCACCGACAGAAGTCAGCAGCACAGAGGCCAGAGATTCCGCACCTTCCGCTTCCCTTTGCTTGCGCCAGTCCTTCAATTGATCCGCGACATGCAGCGCGGCCTCCGTTGCCATATGCATTAATCGGGATGTTGTAATGTCACCGGCGATGCGGGCAGCCAGGCGCAGATCGTGGAGTTTTACCGTCGGCCAGAAAGTGCCGATGGCAATCTGTGCGCCGCCGTCGTCCACGTCTGTCACATCACTTTCAGCAGGTCTGACGGGGCGCTGCGCGATAAAACTCATCGTCGTTTCTCCGGTAGGTCAGGCGGTGGGCGTCCGGTAAAAAGACCGCTTCACGGGCAGATCGCCGGGCGCGCCGCCTGTGGCGCGGGGCCAGTTCATTACGCTCAGGCGTTTACTTTGTGGCGGTTTTCGTTGTCTTTTTTGCCGCCGTTTTGCGGGTGGCTTTTTGAGTGCCGGCCGCCGTTTTCGTCTGCTTGCGCGTTCGTGTTGCTTTTTGTGTTGCGGGTGTTTCGGTTGCTGCTGTATCGCTGGATGAAGTCTCATCTTCCGCATCACCACTTGCCGCGCTGGTCTGCGGCGCCTTTTTCAAAGCGCTGACCAGAGAAGCGATCTCCCGTTTCACACCGGCACCCGGGTTCAGGCTCATGGCTTCCCGGAAGAGTTTCAGCGCTTCGCCTTTGGTTTCCGCGTCTTCCGTGTCGCGACGGCAAAACGCCCTCACCTTGCACAGCTTCGCGCGGACCTCATCCGGCATATCACTGTCAGCCACAATTTCGGCCAGCTCGTCCAGCATGGGGATATAGCCTGACAAATCGGCTCCGGCGTCCGTGGTGGCGAGGTTCAGAATGGGATTGCAGATTTCCTCGGCCAGTACCGTGGGTGCCGGGCGGCGATAGTTGTCATCCGGCATGCTCAGGCCATGCTTAACGACATAGCGCCCGATACGCAGCGCCAGCGCATAGTCGGAGCAGTCCACCGCCCACACCATCAGCGTGGTGATGACCGGATCCGCGCGCCCGCTGTCGCCCTCGATCGTGCCGTCAATCCATCCCTGAAACTCAGGAAGGATGCTGGCCTTTACAGCGGCCTTCGCCTGGCGGGACTGGATTTGGCTTAGCGAAGATTTATGCATATGCAGGCGAAAGAGGATCTGCTCATGCGCGGTGCGCGTCTCCGCGTCACGCTCATCACTGATGCCCCGCCTCTCTGCCATGACCTTCTGAAAGTGTCTTTGTGCCGGTGTCAGCATGGGTTCATTCTCCTGGGCGGGCTTGCTGCCCGCCATGTGATGGGGATTATCAGGCGAATGTCACGCCGTCGATCATGGCAATCATGCCGTACTCTTCAATGACATAGTCATCATTGCTGGACTGGTAAGTCGCCACGCGGTTGTAGTGCGGCTCTTCGCGGATAGAGCGACGCAGGGAGCCTTTCTGGTAATACACAGAGAGGTTTTTCAGGTTGGTGATGAGCACGACGTCTTCAGGAATGCCCGGGACAAAGACCGTCGGCAGGCCGCCGATCTTTTCCTGGCTGACAATGAGCTGCGCGGCCAGAAGTTCGGTATTCGGATTGGTCTGGCTGAGCGCGTTCACTTTCGGCAGGTTCACTTTCAACAGCAGATCGGACGAGAGCACAGTCACCAGGCCGGGAGCGCGGCGGAACCAGGGATCCATAAGGCTGTGGCGCGCATCAAGCACGGCGGCGTCAATATTGCCGTATGTGCCAGACGCAATCACCGCGTTATTCTCATCACGGGAAGTCAGCGTGATACCCGGCATAATGCGCTGCGGCGCTTCATTGCGGATTTTTTGCAGCCAGCCAACGCCGCAATCCTGCAATAACGGGTAGGTCGTGCGGTCGGAGTTTTCAGAGTAATGCGTGCCATTAAAGCCAATCATCTGGCGATCCAGCCCCAACTGACGAGCCATCGCATTACTGATTAATGACTGAAATTCAGGGTGACCGGCCCACGCGTCCAGCTCCGCATATGAAAGCGCATAGTCATAGTTGGTTTTGCGGCAGTGGTAGTTCTGCGGCTCTTTGTTATGGTTCGGTGCAGGGTTACGGCGGTTGGTGCCGTCCGAGCTGTTATTGGTGCTCGCCATCGGTCCCTTACTGCCAATTTTTACTTTCTGCCCTTCCTGCTCTTTAACCCCAAAGTGGTTAACCAGCTTCATGAAGTCATCCGACTCCATGGCGGCCTGTTCCAGTTTTTGCTGGATAGTCGGATCGACGCTGAAACGATTGGCAACGGCTGAGGGTGAGACACCGTTCAGATGTGCCTGGCGCACAATGTACTTATCAAATAGTTCGCGGGTCTGGTTTTCCATGGTTACCTCTTAGAAGTCTGCAAGCTGCGCGCTGCTGTTGCCGGTTGCCGCCGGTCGTGCGCTGTAATTTTCTGCGGGCTGGAGCTGAAGCTGACCGCGCAGCTCGTTAAGTTCACTGGTCAGTTGCTGAATGGTGGCTTTATCCTGTTGGCGTTCCTGTTCCAGGGCTCTGAACCGGTCAATCTGGTCTGCCTGAGATTGAGCAACGGCTTCAACAACCTGATGCAACTGACTGAAACGCTGATCGTCGGTTTTCTGGCCTTTGCCAAGGATGCCCATCACTCGGTTGAACCAGTTGACGCCCTCCTCGCTGCGATGAGCTGCCAATTCGATCACTTCAGCTTCAAGCGCATCAGAGAACAGCGGCGCCTCGATCTGCTGGTTATTGAAGGCCATCACCTGCGCGCGCTGCTGCGCGGCAAATTTAAGGCGCTCAGTCCCCAGACTTGCCGGGGTGTCCGTCATCGCCAGGCCGACCACATACGCCTTACCGTTAAGGGCAAACTGCGGATGCAGCTCAATACTGGAATAGATTTTTTTTCCTTCATCGGTGAGCTGCTTCATTCGTGCCGAAGCGTCGATCTCGGCATAGAGCGCCGTACGACCGGCCAGCGGCCCTTCGGTGATATCCTCCGCGCTTAAAGCAACAACATCCCCCATGGCGCCAAAATTGCTGTCAGGAAGCATGGAGAGATAGTGCTCCACGTTCACGCGGGCGCCGTAAACGGCCGGGTTGTAGCTCGCCGCCGCATCGCGGAGGTGCTGCGGCTGGATCTCGCGCCCGTCAACGGTAGCGCCGGAAACCGCAACGCGAAACTTTTTGCGGGCGGGTTTAGTCGTGCTGGCCATGTCGTTTTATCCTGTTGATTAATGTCAGTCGCTGCATCATCGCAGAGCCTGAAAGCCCGGCGCCACGCGGTTTTGTTGTCGGAGAACGGCCAGACCTGAAAGCCCGAGCCGCGAGGATCGCGCGCAGGTAATCTCCCTGCTCAAAAGGGGGAAGTGATGATTCAGGATGCGTTTATTCGATTGAGGGCAAAGCAGCTCTACTGGCAGGGTTACCCGCCCGCCGAAATTTCGCGACTCATGGGTATCAACTCAAACACGGTTTATTCGTGGAAAAAGCGCGACGCATGGGATGACACAACGCCCATCAAACGGGTGACGCAATCCATTGATACCCGTCTCTGCCAGTTGAGCGCGAAAGACAATAAAACCAGTGGCGATTTCAAAGAGATTGATCTGTTAACCCGGCAGTTGAAAAAGCTGGATACCGGGCAGGCCTCCACTATCAGCGGCGTAAAAAAAACCAGTCGTCGCAAGAAGAAAAACCACTTCTCCGAGGAGCAGATCGAGGCGTTGCGCTTAAAAATTCTCGACTCTCTCGCATGGCATCAGCGCGGCTGGTACGAACAACGAGATCAGCGTAACCGGATGATCCTCAAATCACGGCAGATTGGCGCTACCTGGTACTTTGCCCGCGAGGCATTGCTGGGCGCACTGAGAACAGACGTTAAGCACGACTACCAGCGCAACCAAATCTTTCTGTCAGCATCACGAAAGCAGGCGCTACAGTTCCGCAACTTCATCCGCAAAGCGGCTGAAGAGGTGGACGTCGAACTTAAAGGCGGCGAGCAAATCACGCTGTCAAACGGCGCAGAGCTGCATTTTCTCGGTACGTCGGCGGCGACGGCGCAGTCGTACACCGGCCACCTGCGATTTGATGAGTTTTTCTGGACAGGAAACTTTATCAACCTGCGTAAGGTCGCCGGCGCCATGGCAACACTTAAAGGCTTAACGCGTACTTACTTCTCTACTCCATCCAGCGAAAGCCATGAAGCCTATCAGTTCTGGACCGGCGATCGATGGAATGCGAAACGGCCTAAAGCGCAGCGCGTTGACTTTGACGTGTCCTGGAAGAAAACCCATAGCGGCGTGCTTTACCCGGACAAAACGTGGCGGCAAATCGTCACTATTCAGGATGCTATCAATAACGGCTGGGACTACACCGACATTGATGAAATCCGGGACGAAAACAGCCCTGATGAATTTGAAAACCTGTACATGTGCGAGTTCGTCAAAGACGGCGAAAGCGCGTTCAATCTTAGCCAGTTACTGGGGTGCGGCGCTGACGGGTATGACGACTGGCCCGACTGGAAACCGTTCGCCAGTCGCCCTATGGGCCAACGTGAAGTGTGGCTGGGCTACGACGCCAACGGCGGCAGCGGCAATGGTGATGCCGGTGCTCTGTCCGTGACGGTCCCTCCCCTTGTGGCTGGCGGTCGGTTTCGCACGGTTGAATTGAAGCAACTGCGAGGGCTGGAGTTTGAGCAGCAGGCGGCGGTCATCAAAGAGGCTGCCGAGCGCTACAACGTCACTCACATCGCCATCGACGGACAAGGCGTCGGGGAGGCGGTCTGGCAGATTGTTAAAAACTGGTTCCCGGCGGCTATTTGCTACCAGATGAGCCTCTCTTCCAAGCGCGCCCTTGTCCTCAAAATGTTGCAGGTCATCCGCGCCGGCCGCTGGGAATATGACCGCAGCGAGCAGGGCCTGGTCAGAGCCTTTAACGCTGTTCGCAAAGTTGTTACGCCCGGCGGTTTCATCACTTACGAAACTGACCGATCGCGCGGCGTAAGCCATGGTGATATGGCGTGGGCAACCATGCTTTCGATTATTAATGAACCGTTGGGCCAGGAAAGTGGCGGCGGTGGTTTCGCAATGGGATGGTAACTGTGAAAAAGAAATACGGTAAAAAGCCGATAGCCAGCACCGCCGGTTCTGACATTGCGGAGTCACTGAAGGCCGATCCCGCGTTGACAGCGTTCAGCTTTGATGGCCCTTATCCCGTGCGTGATATGGCCGATTTGCTGGACAATCTCTATTGCCTAGATAACGGGCGATACTATGAAACACCGGTAGATTTTTATGGGCTGGCTAAAGCTCCGCGCCAGAGCGCCTGGCATGAGTCTGCCCTGTACTTCAAACGTAATGTGCTCACCGGCTGTTTTATCCCGCACAAGCTGCTCAACCGTCAAACCTTCTCAGCCTTCGCGCTGGACTGGTTCACGTTTGGCAATGCCTACCTTGAACTACCGCGCAATCGCCTGGGCGGGCTACTTCCCTTCCGGCATTCACTGGCGAAATACACCCGGCGTGGGAGTACGGATCTCGATCAATACTGGTTCATCCGGCGCTGGAAAGAGGAACACTCGTTTAAACCGGGTTCAGTGTGTCACGTTCTAAATCCTGACATTAATCAGGAGGTCTACGGCATGCCCGAATATATGGCAGCGCTGCTGGCGGCCAGTTTGTCACACTCCGCTGATATGTTCCGCAAGCTGTATTACGACAACGGCTCCCACGCGGGATGCATTGTCTATATCGGCGCGGGACAAATTGACGATAAAAGCATGAAAACAGTCAAAGAAACGTTGACCGGCGCTCGCGGGAAAGGGGCATTTAAAAACGTACTGCTGCATGCGCCAGGAGGCGGCAAGGATGGCGTTCAGATCCTGCCGTTTCAACAGATCACGGCGAAAGATGAGTTTATCAACATTAAGAACGCCACCAGGGACGACATACTCGCGGCGCACCGTATCCCACCGCAGCTGATGGGCGCCATGCCAGCAGGAAATGGATCGTTTGGGGATATCGAGAAGGCCGCACGGGTCTACGCTATCAACGAGCTGACGCCAGTAATGGAGGCTCTGAAGGTGGTCAACGAGTGGCTAGGAGAAGAGGTGATCCGTTTCAACCCATATGCGTTGCTTACCCCTGAGAAATAACCGCCAAAAAAATTCAGTTTCTTTAAACAACATCAGCCATCTATACCAGGCCAGCGTTTTCGCTGGCCTCATCTTTACTGCTTAAAGAATCCCGCATCAGCGCCCCTCTGCGCGTCGCTGCTTTTTGCCTGCGCGAGAGGCATGCCTCTACCTAAAATCACCGCTCACCGTGACTCAGAACCCGTGAAATTGCGTATTCTTCCGCCTTCCCTACCCTGACCCGTTTGCGGGGGCTTGCCCCCCGTCACCTGCGCGCAGCTACCCTTCCATTTTTCGTGCATATACCAAACCGGCCTCAGACCGCACCTTGCATGGGCCTAAAAAGGAAAAAGTATATCAAAAAAATTGTGCAAATCTGCGCACTATTGTGCAAGAAAGAAAAAGACGAGGAACGGCCAACATGACCACAACTGGCTACACTGCACGTGAGCCCCTCAGCAGCCCTGGACTGCACCCCAAAAGTTGGACACCCAACTGAGTAAGGTGCAATTTTATGGCTAAACCAAAGTATTCCCCTGAAACAAAACTGGCTGTGGTTAATCATTATTTGTCCGGTAAAGACGGAGAACAGAGTACAGCCGACCTTTTTGGTATTGAAAGAACATCTGTCCGTCGCTGGGTCAGGGCATGGCAGTTCCACGGTGCAGAAGGCCTGACTGCAAAAAATAATCATTATTCCGATGAATTTAAACTCGTGGTCGTCCGGGCGGTTATCAGTGACCGCCTGACGATGCGTGAAGCGGCTGCCCGGTTTAATCTCTCCGCAGAAATACTTGTCCGGCGCTGGCTCGACGTGTACAACGATGCCGGAGCGGAAGGTCTTTTAAACATGCAATGCGGACGG